CGGCAGATGTCGCACTTCCAACCGGCCTGGTTGGAGAATTGAAAGTGGAAGGCGACAATCAGTTTTTTCGTTCCGCCTCGGTCAGTCCCGTCTCGGCACGCACCGCTGCCAGCGCCTCTCGAAACAGGTCTTCGGGGCCAGCTTCCGCCAGCAGTTCGGGTGTCGCATCCGACCCGTCCAGCTCCAGCCCCGATACGGCCCGCAGTCCCCACGTCAGGAACAGCCGGTCGATCTCCGTCTGGAGCAGCGCCGCGTCCATCTTGTCGCCCGGCGACTGGCCGGCCTTCAGGAACTCCATTCGCCGGGCCAGTTCCCGCACCCGGCGCATCAGCTCCACGCGCCGCCCGAACGAGATCTTCGCCAGCGTGAATGTCACCCCGCGCGCGACTTGCGATTCCACCGTCTTTACGCTTTCGTAGGTCATGATTATGCGAAATTATGCGAACGCCACCGCGATTTCGTCGTCCACCGTGCCCTGCGCGCGCGATTGCCGGAATTTCCACTGCAACCGGTTCTGCCCGTCATCGTACTCCGGTACCTCGGGAATCACGCTCTGCAGATACACGCCCACCACCTGTCCCGCGGTTTGGCCCAACTGGAACATGACGGTGATCGGCGATTGCTGCCTGGCGGCCTGATACAGCCCCTTGGTCGCATCGTCGTCCTGGCTGACGAGCTCGAATGCCGCCGTCACGGACCGCTGGCCCGGAGAAATGCTCCGCGGCAGGTTCGATCCGAACTCCTTGGACCGCGTGTCCAGTTGGTTCTTGAGAACGATGGAGGCGCTGGTGATGGTCAGGAACTGCGACGGCGAAGTTCCCAGCCACGCCTGGCCCATGTTCCCCGGCACAATCGAGTAGTCGAACGCGGCCAGCGCCGGCTCCGCCGGAAAGCTCTGAAGCTGTCCCACGTTAGCGGAGGAAAAGCTGCTGCTGTCCAGCACGTCCTGCGCCAGGCCGCTGAAATGAAACTCGTGGTAATCGCCGTTCACCTGGATTTCCATCTGGTCCACTGCCGCCCCGCACAGCAGCCTGTGCACCGCCGTCGCCGGGCTCCAGTAATCGAACACGCTGGTGCTCGGCAACTCCGTTGCGGGCACGTAGGTGACCGTGGCGCCTATGGCCGCGCCGCTCCCGGGTAGGATGGTGAACGGCGCGTTCAGTTGCACCGTGCTCGCGTCCACGATTGCGGCCACGAACCGGATCTCCCCCGCGCATGAGACCGCCTGCCCCGCGCCCAGCCCGTGCGGCGCTCCGAACCCCAGCCTTCCGCCAGCCGTGCTGGACGCCGCGGTCCCGCCGGCGAACTGCACCGGCGCGCCCCCCAGTGCCGCCTGAAACAGCGGGCCATATGCCGGGTTTCCCGCCGCTTGCTGCCAGCTCGTCATGTACGTCTGCAGCTCGAAACTCGTCTGCCGCCGGCCGCCCGGCGCTTGGCCCGGAAACGTCCGGCTGCCCGTCTTGTCCTTCCGCTGCGCCGCCTCGAGTTTCTGTTGGACCGTCAGCTTCAGGGCCGGAATCCGGTTGCCGGATGTGATCGATCCCACCTGGCCGTAGCTCGTTTCCAGCGCCGTGTAGAACCGGTTTGCGTTTGAGGAAATATAAGAGGCCATACTAGCTAACACTCACTCCAATCTCGAAGGTGACCTTGGCCACCTGCATGAAATTCTTCCCGCCTTGCTTGACGGCTCCGAAGGACGCTTCGTATCCGCCCGCGTAAAACATCCCATTGCCCCAATCGCCGCGGCTCGAGGCCAGCACCTGCGTCACGGCGTCCGTGTAGAGTTGCAGGCTGTCCTGGAGCCCCTCCAGCCGGTCCTGGGAATGTCGAACCTCGATGGTCATCTGAGTTGTGCCGGAGAATGTCCGGAACTTCTCCGTCAATCGGTTCGTCACCTTCTCGCAGTACACGTTCACGGTCGGGTACTTCACCGTGCTGGCGCGTTCGGCCAGGTCCGCTGCCACGTTCTGTGCGCGTATCTGCGCCACATCCAGCGGACCGGCCAGCGCCTGGTCCGTTTGCGTGAGCGCGGCCAGGCTCGAATTCACGCCGCTGGCGCCCGTGATGAGTTGCATCACCTGGGCCGTTGTTGCGCTTCCGATCGTCGCCGTCATCAGCCCCTCTGGATCGCCCGTGGCACCGCCTTCAGGTAACTGGGGCGTTGCCCCGGTCCCGGCGGCCGCCCCGCCGCCAGGGTTGCCGGTTGCAGCCACGTCTGCCCGATGGCGATGGGCGATCCGTTTTGCAGCGCCATCGAATCCGGACCGGTGCCCACATAGACGTTCCACCCCGCCGCGGTCTTCGGCGGAGCGCCCCCTGGGCCCACTGGCTGGACCCGTAGCGAGCTCCCCGTGGTTGTGATGGTCGCCGGTAGGGCACAGGCCCCATCTTCCCCCCCGGTGTTGACCCAGGCCACGGTCACGTAGTAAGTTCCGTCCGGCAGCGGGGTGCCCGGAGCCGCGGCCGCCGCTGCCGTCACCGTCGGAATGGCCGCCCGCGGCACCGGGACCGACGCCACCCCGATACCGGCCGCCACCAGCGTTTCGTACGCCCACTTCGCGCTCAAGTGGAACTGGTCGCGCTTGCCGGCGTAGCGATCGTTCAACTGGCTGTTGTACGCGTCGCTGTAAACCATTTCCAAACTGCGAAAGGTGTGCCACAACTTCAGCGCCGGCGTCACCACCACGCTGCCGAGGTTCGGCTGCGGTGCCAGCCAGAACAACTGGTCCACGTAGCTCAACCTGGTCAACAGCGCGTTCAGCTCCAGGGTGAGTTCGTCCTGGGCCAGCACCAGTTTCTGTGTCACGTCGATTCCCTCGATGCTGGCCACGTCCAGAAGCTGCGAATCCTGCGCCGTCAGGTCTTCCATGCTCGAAGCGGGACCGTCTATGAACAGAGCCATGGCCATTCGCCTAGTCCTTGGCGGATCCCGGAGTGCTCTTCAGCTTGTTCAGTTCCGTGGTCGACACCACCGTGAACTGCACCTTGGCCGCCGCCGCAGCCTGGTCCGCCACTCGCTTGGCGTCCACCTGCACTGCCCGGAACGCCTTCGCTTCCGGGGCGGTAGCCAGGCGTGCCACGCCATCCACCACCATCTTGGCGGCGATTCCAGGCGTCACTTCTGTCAGAACCCCCGCCTTTCCGCCGTCCGCCGTCTCATTGCTCACCACGATCGGAAACGCTTCCGTAATCTCCGATTCTTTGTTGTGAACTTTCTGGTAATAGAGCTTCAGATCCATCGATTCCTCCTTAACGCCCTGAACAACCGCTCCCTGAAGGCCGCAGCTCCGATCCGAGCCGCAACCGTCAGGGAGCGGTTTGCCGTCCTACGTGTTGACCTGCACTCCCGCGCTGTTGCGCAGCACGCCGCAGCCGTACAGCACGTCCACCGTGAACTGCTGCGCCAGCGTGTCCGGCTGGTAGCTCATCACCACACGCATGCCGAAGTTGCCCAGCTCCGCGTATTCCGCGATGGCGCCGGTTCCGGGCAGCGGCTGCGGCAGCCGCCGGATTACCAGGCCGATGGCGTCCTTGGTGAACGCCAGGTTGTGTGTGGTCACCGTGGGGGAGCCTGTCTTCTGCACAAACTGCGAGCGGAAGACGAAGAAGTCCTTGATCTTTCCGATGGTGCCTTCGATCAGCGCGCGCAGGCCCGCTTCGCCCGAGTTCTGGAATTCGCTGAAGCGTGGAATTTGCCGCCAGGTCGAATAGGTCGCCGCGTCCACCACAATGAACTTCTGCTCTTGCGGCGGAATCTTCGACAGGAACAGCGTTGTCTCCGCCGCGTCGATCACGGCTTCCGTGATCGGCGTCGCCGCCGTCCCCACCGCGGCGTTGGTCGTGAATCCGCTGTAGAGGCTCAGAAGGTCGGTCTCGATTCTCTGCGCGATGGCGGCTACCGACGGCTGCATGTAGATCTTCAGCAGGTCCGGAACCGCCAGCACCTTGGTCACGTCTGGAATCTGGAAGGTCGCTTCCACGTGCGTATTGAGCACGATCTGCGCGTTTCCCAGACTGGGGTTTTGCGTCTGTACCGAGTCGCCTTCGAGGATGTTGTTCGCCACCATCGTTGGCGGTATCGGTATGTTTACCGTGTCGCCGGCATTCGCCAGCACCGGCTCGTAATCGCGATTCACCAGGTTCCCCATGACGAGGTTCCCCACCAGCACCGGCAATGCGTCCGCCGCCACCAGCTTCACAATCGCGCTTGCGACGTTAGTTGAGGTAATAGCTGCCATTCGTTCTCCTTGGTTTGATTGTTCTTGCCGGCCGCCTCTGCTTGGGCCGGGTTGTTACTACAGCCCCCGAAGGGTCTGCGACGCCACGCGCACGATTTCCTCTCGTACCCGCTGCATCTCTTCCGCGCTCATGCCCGGGCGGATCTGTTCGATGCTCACCGTCTCTCTGCCCGTTGACGGCGCTTTGAAGGTCGCGGTCATCCCGGTTCCTCCGGCTATGCGCGCCGGCAGAAACTCCGGATTCTCATTCACGAACGCCGCCAGGTGCTCCTTCAACGGCGTTTCGCCGGCTTCGCTCCGGGCCACCAGCCGCCCGTCCTCGGTCCGCACGATCCCGTCCTGCACCGCCTTGAACGCAAGGTCGATCTTTGCCACGCCTAGCCGCTGCAGTTCGGCTCTCACGGCCGAGCTGCGCTCCGCTTCCGCGGCGATCTGGCGGCTGCGCTTGTTCTCCGCCACCAACTCGTTCAGCCGGCGCTCCAGTTGCTCCCTGCGCTTGCGCTCTTCCTGCAGCTCCGCCTTGTAGGCCGGCTCATTCTTGGACTGCTCGTTGGTAGCGAACTCCTCGATCGCCTGCCGCACGATCGCTTGTACGTCGATGCCTTCCATATGTCTCCTAAGTACTCGGTTTCGTAAATACGCTTGCGTATCCCGTGGTGGGGCAGGCGGTGCCGCCTGCCCGCGGCCGAGCGAAGCTCGCCGCGTCCCGCTGCGCCGAGCGCCAGCGAGGTACGTCCCCGTCATTCCGAATCACGGCGCTAAGTAACTCTCTCTGCGTACTTCATCCGGTCGATCTCTTCCGCCACCTGGTTCTTGACTTCCTGCCGCGCATCGCTCAGGTACTTGAAAGCTAACTTCTTGAAGAGCTGCTTCGTCAGCGTCTCCGAGCCGATCCCCAGATTCAGCAGTTTTTGGGCGTCGTCCAGCTCCGTGCTGAGATCGTCGATGTCGAACTCGTTTAGCCCCGAAACGCCGATCGAAATCCCGTCCTGCCGCGCGGCCGCGATGGCCCACAAGACCTGCTTCAGGGTCTCTTTCACGGCATCGCCGTACCCCCGCAGCACCTCCTGCGTGGTGTTGAAGTCCAACTGCTTGCTCAGCGCGGACTGCCGGCTCCCGCTGCCCGATTCTCCGGCTTGGATCGTCAGGTAGCAGACGCGGTAGATTTCGTTTTTCAACTGGACCAGGTTGTCGGCCGCGATCTGGTAAACCTTTCCCTCCGGCTCCGTCCATCCGAACCGGTCGTTCGGCCCGAGTTGGATGTAATAGGACTCGCCCACCATTTGGGTGAACTCCCGGTCCGAATACACCACCGGACTGGCGAACAGGCCCATGGTCAGCGCCCACGAAAGCGCGTTGGACTTGTTGAAGTGTTCCAGTTGCAGAAGCGCGGCCTTGTTCAGCAGCCACAGCCCCTCCGATACCTTCATCTGGAACATAGGCACCCGCCGCAGCGACGCCAGCCCGTGCCGCCCCTCATCCATCAGCTCGATGGGACTCGAATCGCCCGCCTTCCGGTACATCTGGAAGTTCTCGCGGTCATAGTAGATCCACCGCGTCTCCCGTTCCCATTTCGCATCCGTGACCTTGGATTGTTGCAGGCAGGACGTGCGGATCACCGCCCACTCCAGCCCGCCCGATGGGTCGTAGTTCCAGTTGATGACCTCATCCGGCCCGTAGTCCACCAGGTACGCTCGCGACCGTCCCGAAGCGTCCTCCTCCGCCCGCGTCAGTAGCGCGGGGGATCCCTCCGGGCCCGCCCGCGGAAAGTCCACCACGATGAAGCTGCTGCCGCATACCACGGTCTGGATGAATCGTTGCCGGAAAAACTCGCTGAGGCTGGTTCCCTTCAAATCGCAATCGTCCGCCAGCGCCGTGTAGAAGCTCTTGGCGGCGGTGTCGCCTCCGTCCATCAGCAGG